CGATGGACGAATCGACGCAAACACCTGCGGAGCAATAGTGCTGCACGAACTGAACAGACTCGGGCGTCGCATCCTGCTGTTGATGGCGCGCGGCGCAATCGCGCTCGTCGACGATACGAAGGGCGTGCAGACGTTGCAGGTGCGGCTGAATGCGCTGGAGTTGATTCCGGACGTGCCGCGCTACGCGGAGTACGGCTTCACATCGAATCCACCGGACGGGACCCAAGCGCTGATCGCCTTCAAGAATGGTGATCGCAACGATGGGTTCGTCATTGCGACGTCGAATGCGAAATACCGGATGACGGCCCTCGCAACGGGTGAGGTGGCGATTCACGACAGCCGCGGGCAGTCCGTTTATCTGACCGAAGCAGGCATCGTCGTCAACGGCGGCGGGAATCCGATCACGTTCACGAACACGCCGGAAGTCATCGCCGACACGCCGCTGTTGAAATGCAAAGGCGACATCCTCGACAACTACGAGACGAACACGCGGACGGTGGCGGGGATGCGTCAGGTTGCAAATTCGCACACACACCCGATCCTTAACATCCAGACGGGCGGCAGCAATATCAGCACGCAGACGCCGACGCAACAGGAGTAACGCATGTCGGACATCTCCGTCATTTGGGACGTCGACAACAGTCGCGGCGACTGGAAATTCATCGCTCCTGCGCTGGTGACGGGAAACGATCTTTCATCAGCCGTGCTCGTCAGCATCTTCACCGACCGCGTGGCGAATACGGACGATCCGATTCCAGATGGGACTGGAGACCCGCGTGGCTGGTGGGGCGACATCGGCGAAGACAAGCCGATCGGTTCACGACTCTGGTTGCTCGATCGATCGAAGCAGACGCAGGAAGTGCTGAACAACGCGCGCGACTACATCAACGAGGCGCTGCAATGGCTTGTTGACGATGGCGTGGTCGCGAGTACCGATGTGCAGACGCAATGGGTGCGCGACACGTTCCTCGGCGCGCAGATCACGCTCTATCAACCCGACGGCTCGCAGATTTCATTGACGTACGCGTGGGCCTGGCAACAGCTATCCTGACATGCCATTCCAAAGAAAGACGCTTTCCACTTTGCTGTCTGAAGTGGCGGCCGACATTTCCTCTGCGCTTCAAGGCGCCGACGCGCTACTGCGCTTCGCCGTGCTCAAAATCATCGGCAAGGTGCAGGCGGCGATGTGCAACCTCCAGTTCGGATACCTCGACTGGATTGCACGAATGGCGGTGCCGTTCACTGCCGAGGACGAATATCTCGAAGGATGGGCGGCGCTGAAGGGCGTATATCGAAAGGCAGCAACGAAGGCGCAGCTCACCGCTCAGTTCCCCGGAACGACCGGTAAGGTGCTGAGCGCCGGAACTGCGGTAGCGCGCGGCGACGGGGTGACATACACGACGTCGACCACGGGTACGGTTGACGTGACCGGCAACGTGTCGGTCACGATACTCGCCGACGTGGCCGGATCGGCGGGAAATGCCGACGCCGGCACTGGGGTTTCGTTGAGCGTCGCCGTCGACGGAATCCAGCAAGGCGGAACGATAACCGCGACGGTCGCTTCCGGCGCGGACATCGAGATCAATGATGATCTGCGCTCGCGGATGCTGGACGCGTACCAGACCACGCCGCAGGGCGGCGACATTGAAGACTATGTGCAGTGGGGAGAGGACGTGCCCGGTGTCACGCGCGCGTGGTGCGCACCTAATGGGTTCGGTGCTGGCACGGTCGTCGTCTACACAATGTGGGACAGCGCTGAGGCGGCGCACAACGGATTCCCGCAGGGCACCGACGGCGTATCGCAAAACGACAAGGGACCGGGCGGCTTACCGCGCGGCGTCGTCGCTACTGGCGACCAACTCGTCGTTGCAGATTCCATCGTCACGAAGCAGCCGGTGACAGCGCTAGTTTATTCGTGCGCGCCCATCGCAAACAACCTGACGATCACGCTGTCTGGCCTGACGTCGGCCACGACAGCAACGCGCGCGGCAATCGCGTCGGCCATCGCAGACGTCCTGTTCCGCAATGGCGATCCGCGCGCGGGAACGATAAACCGGGACGACATCTCAGCCGCAATCCGGTCAGTGTCCGCGACCAGCGGGTTCCTGATAACGCTGATTCAAGGTGTGGTGGGTGTGACGACCACCACGTATGCGGGGAACATCACGAGCGGTTTCGGGCAGCTTCCTGTTCTTGCAAACGTGCTTTACGTCTGAGGCTACATGCTCGCACCGAATTACACAGCAGCCGACTTCCTGAAAGCGCTGCAGGGGCTGATGCCGCGCGGGCGGGTGTGGCCGCGCGATCCCGATGCAGTTCAGACGAGGGTGCTATCAGGCCTCGCGCCGAGTTATGCCCGTAGCACGGCGCGCGCGAACTATCTGCTGACAGATGCGTTTCCCGCCACGACGTATGAGCTGCTGCCCGAGTGGGAGTCGACACTTGGCTTGCCGGACCCATGCGCTGGCGTCGCTCCGACAATCCCTCTTCGGCAGGCTCAGGTGCTTGCGCGGTTTGTCGGGGTCGGCGGACCGACCGTCGCTAGCCTCACCGCGTTCGCGGCAAACCTCGGCTACACCATCACGGTCAATCAGTTCGTCGAGGCACGTGCGGGGCAGTTGCATGCAGGCGATCCATGCAACGGCACACCGTGGAGCTTCGCATGGCAGGTGAATGCTCCGTTGAACACGGTTTCGGTAGCACGCGCCGGCGCGATGGCGGCCGGCGATCCACTCGCATCGTGGGGCAATGCAGTTCTTGAGTGCGAGATGAAGGCAGTGATGCCGGCGCACACCATTCCAATCTTCTCTTACGCATAAGAGGCAACATGTATCGCATTGATGACGCGACCGCTGCTACTTCGATCCCGGCCCCTGAGGCGGCTGGCACAGAAGGGTATTTCACGGAGGGAAATCCAGCAACCGGCACACCCGCAACGAAGGTGCGCGGATCGTGGCTGAACATGATTCAGGAAGAGCTGTGCGCGATCCTGGCGGCGGCCGGCATCACGCGCTCGAAGACGACCTATAACCAGGTCAATCAGGCGCTGCAGAAGCTGTATTCGCCCGTCATCGGCAGCGCCCGCAATGTCTCGATGAGTGTCACCGCCGTATCGGCGACTGCCACGCTCACCGCCGACGAGATTGTTGTAGGTGCGGCGCTGGGCGGCCAGAAATATATGTTGTCGGGCTTCAGCAAGACGATCAACCTCGCGACGACTGGCGCGGGCGGGATGGATGCGGGCACTGCGCCAGCGTCTAGCTTCGTTGCCCTGTATGCGATTTACAACCCGACGACCGGCACGAGCGCGCTGCTCGCGCAGAATGCATCGACGCTGAAGCCGAATGTGTACGGCGGGGCGAACATGCCTGGCGGTTACACCGCAAGCGCGTTGGTTGCGGTATGGCCGACAACCGGAGGCGGGCAGTTCACCGTCGGCGAGTTGTATGATCGGCAGTTCGACTTCAACGCAGCGCTTGCCATTTCCACATCGACGGCGGTATCTGTTGCCACTCCTGCATCGATCGCAACCATCGTTCCGCCGAATGCAAAAACCATCGACGGCACTTTTCTAAATTCCTTCAATATCACCACTGGTACTCAAATTGTGGCGTCGGTCTACAGCACCTCCACCGGAGTAGGGCAGCAGACGCTTGGTGTAGGGCAGGGGGGCAGCGGGGTGCTTAACCAAGTTTATGGCAATTTTCGGAGACTGCGCATTGCCGTCCAGCAGACAATGTACTACTCGTGCGGCGGTGCCGGCGGCAGCGGTCTAGCTTTCTCCGCAAACATTAACGGATATTCCATATGACCATGGTCAATGTTCAATTTTCGGATGACACGCAAGCAACTATCGTTGCGTATTTCGCCAGCCCACAGGACTCCGACTTTTACCAGAATATGGGCGCGGTAGAGACTTCAGACCCGCGCTGGAAGACCTACTATGACTTCCAATCGGACTATCTACAGCAATACCTCCCACGACCTTCCGAGTAATTGAAGGTCACTCGGCGACATTGAATGAGGCGCTGACGGCTTTTTCGGACAGATGAGTTCGGGCCGTCATCGATGTCTGAGCGATCTTCTTCTCCGTTACGTACCGCTTCTTCATCGTAAAGAAAGGCCTCTCGATCACTAGGTACGAGAGCACGCTGGCGGCGATCACAAGCGGCAGCACGATCAACGCGAGATCCCAATACCAGTGAGTGAACACGAACACGTCTGTGTGTTTGAACAGCATCTGAAGGATCGGATAATGCCACAGGTAGATCGAGAAGCTGGTTTCGCCAAGGAAGCACAAGGCGCGATTCATTAAAGAAGGGAACTCCCACGATTGCTCGAGGTATGCGAGCACCATGAATGCCCACACGCCACCCTCGATGGCAGGCGAGAAGATCCACCATGGGCTCGCCGCTGATTCTTCCCCATAGTAGCCGCCGGTCTCAAGCCTAAAGCCATAGATCCAGCCGATCAATACTGCCGCTGCTGCAGCCAAGTATATTGGGCTCGACAGCTTCATTGAATGGCGTCCGTAGAGTTTCCCGATGATCATGCCGATCGCAAACTGGTCTAGACGCCCGAGAATGGTCCAGTACGCTCCGTCCTGAATAGAACCGTCTGTAAAGTACATCAACGCTCGCACGCCTATAGCGAATGCAATGAGTCCGAACATGTAGCGCATGCCGTACCGACCGAAGAACGCCATCACGAACGGAAATATCAAATAGAACTGAAACTCAACTGAGATCGTCCACATGTGCGGAAACTTGGGCAGCATAACGTTGCCCAGATTGCCAACGGGTGAGATTAGTGCGATGAACGAGATTGGATCGATATGGCGGCCGCCGGAAAACGCGGCGATGAAAACCATTGTCAGATAAAGCGGGTAGATTCTGAGCACCCGGTTGTAGATAAAAGCCTTGTAGTCGATCTGCTGGCCGAGCGAGATGCGCGTCAGGATAAAGCCGCTCAGGATCATGAACAGGCTAACGCCGGTCTCGCCCTCCTTGACGAGGATCAGCAGCGGGTTTGTGATCTCCCCTTGCATGCCGGCGCTGTGGAAGTGATAAACGACCACCAACAACGCGGCGAACAGTCGGAGGTGGTCGAGTCTCGGTATGTATTTGGTGTTTTTTGACTTCATGATGCGGCCCGCGCGTGCGTGTGCTTTTTAAACATGCGCAGTCTACCTTACTCAACCTTTCCGGGTTAGAACCTCATTTTCATTTCAAGCGCGTCGGCGTCATTCCAAAGCGGCGGAATGTTACGACTTTCGCTGCTCACGCGCATGAAGTAATGTCGATAGCTCAGCGTGAACCGGCCGTTGCCGACTGATGCCCCGACGACTGGCGCAACGGACCAGTAAGAGTCGGACAGGTGCAGATTCCGCGGCGCTCCGCTGTCCGGTATTTGCCAGCCGACGACATCTTCTGTCCAGCTATCGCGGTGAATGTAGGCGCCAGCCTCGACGCCGAGGCGGACGCCGCTGATCCAGTAATACGGCTCAAGCGTCAGCGCAAGGCCTTGTGATCGACCGCTCCCGGTGAAGTAAGCCTGCGGAGCATCAACGACTTTGTTGTACCGGTGCGAGTTTGCGTTGTAGTTCTCATCCATTGTGGTGCACGCGCAGCTCGCCGCGGCGCGCCCGAGATTCACATATTCAGCATGCCAGTCGGTGCCCCACTTGCCGCGCGTAATGAGAGGGCCAGTGAGCCCCAATGAGAACGCCGGCGGTTTGCTGGTCAGCTTGTTGTCGCCGTTCGGCATGCCCTGCTGATACCAGCGACCGTCCTGCGTCGTGTAGT